TATTACTTACCGAGAACGCATGTAAATTTAGATACGATTTACGGTGAAGATGCGTCTATGATTTTTGATGATGCACTTGAATTGGAATTGTACATCAAGAGTTTTGATGGATTTCAAGGGCAACAAGATTTTCTTTCTAAGTTCGGTTTGCAAATTGACGAATCAATCACGTTTGTTGTTGCACAAAAACGTTTCACACAATCATTGAAGCCATCATTCATAACTGAATATGGATATAATTTTAAGAATGAAGATGATGAATATCTACTAGACGAACAATCATACGACTATGCAAGCATTCTAAGACCGAGAGAGGGAGACTTAATTTGGATTCCTATGCTTGGATACATGTACGAAATTAAATTCACAGAGAACATTGAAAACTTCTTTCAGTTAGGTAAACTATACACATACGAAATGCGTTGTGATAGATTCGAATACTCTAGCGAACGTATTGATACTGAAGTTGCTGACATTGATAACATTGAAACACAATATAGTATGTCAACAACTAACAATGAGAAAATGTTGGTTGAAGATGCATTCTTGTTGTTACTTGAAGATGGTACATTCATTATCAATGAAGCCAATGTTGTGGTTGCCGCAGAAGTTGCCGCAGACAATGAAGCAAGTGGACAGAAAATTATTGATGATGATATGTTAGATTTCTCAGAACAAAACCCATTCTCATTGACAAGGACATTCTAATATGATGTTCGGACACGACTTCTATCACGGAACGCTAAGACGTTATGTAATAATGTTTGGCAATCTTTTCAACGAAATTCAAGTTGACAGACACAATGATACGGGAACTAAAATTCAAACGTTAAACGTTCCTATTGAATATGGACCAAAACAGAAATTTATTCAAAGAGTTTTAAGCGATCCTACGTTAAATCGTGAAATTGGCGCTACTTTGCCACGACTAGGCTTTGAGTTTACTGGTATGTCATATGCACCTAGCCGTAAACTAAACACTGGGCATAAGATTACTAAAGGCGTTAACACTGGCGGTATAGATTTTAACTATATGTACTCTCCAGTTCCATATGACTTTAATTTCTCTCTACACGTACTTGTCAAAAATACCGAAGATGGTACACAAATTGTAGAACAAATTGTACCATTCTTTACTCCAGACTTTACAGTCACTATGAAAATGGTACCTGAGTTAAGTTTAAATATGGACGTTCCAATTGAATTGCAATCTGTAACTTCAGACGATTCATATGAAGGTGACTTTGAATCACGTAGAATTCAAACATGGCAATTAGATTTTATCATTAAAGGATATCTATTTGGACCTGTCAATAAGTTCAAGTACATCATTAAAGATGATGTTAATCTTATTCAGGATGGCACATCAATTAATAAAGCTATTATATCTACGCAAAGATTTACAGGCGATGCAGAGTTCAATGTAAGCGAAACACAAACTAATGACAATGGATACAAACCTTAAAATGAAAAAAACTGTTGATGATAAATTGAATGACATATTTGATGTGCAGGGAAAGATTGTCGAACAAGCATTACCTACGGTAGTAGAACAAGTTAAAGAACCTGTTTCTACTGGTGCTCCAAATGATGAATCTATAGATGCTGACTATGAATATGCGAGAGAGAATCTAAAGCTATTCATTGAACAGGGCAAAGTTGCTATGGAAAATATTATTTTTTTAGCAAAAGAAGGTGAATCGCCAAGAGCATATGAAGTTGTCGGACAATTGATTAAAACTCTTTCGGATACAAACAAAGACTTGTTAGACTTAGGTAAAAAAGTAAAAGACTTGAAATCTAAAAAAGATGACACACAACAACCAAGTCAGCACATAACGAATGCGCTGTTTGTTGGCAGCACAGCAGAATTACAGAAACTAATTGGTAAGAGATGACAGCGAAATCATATCTAGGAAATTCTCTTCTAAAAGCATCTGGTGTTCCTCTCAATTTTACAAAAGATCAAATTGAAGAATACCTGAAATGTGCTGACGATCCGATATACTTCATTGAAAGTTATTGTATGATTGTCACACTAGATCATGGACTTCAGCCATTCAAACTATACGATTGTCAAAAAAATAAAGTAAAGATTATCCATGAGAATCGTAAAGTAATTCTTATGGAAGGGCGACAACAAGGCAAAACAACAACATCAGCGGCTTATATTCTATGGTACACATTGTTTCAAGGAAGTAAGACTGTAGCAATTCTAGCAAACAAAGCAACTGCGGCTAGAGAAGTTTTGTATCGTTATCAAATCATGTATGAGAATCTTCCTACATGGCTTCAGCAAGGTGTCACTACATGGAATAAGGGCGACATTGCTTTAGAGAATGGTTCAATCGTATTCACAGCCGCAACAAGCACATCAGGTATTCGTGGTAAGTCAGTTAACTTATTGTATGTTGACGAAGCCGCTATCATACCGAACAATGTAGCAGAACAATTCTTTACCTCAGTTTATCCTACGATTTCTGCTGGTGAAACAACAAAGATTCTGCTAAGTTCTACTCCACTAGGATACAATCATTTCTGGAAGTTCTGGAATGATGCTGAAAGCGACAGAAACGGATTTGTCAATCTATTCATTCCGTATTGGGAAATTCCTGGTCGTGATGAGAAGTGGGCATCTGAACAACGAAGATTGCTTGGTGAATTGAAATTCAATCAAGAGGTTCTTTGTAACTTCTTGGGTTCTAGTCTCACACTCATTGCATCTGACTCTATTGCACAAATGTCTGCTAATCCTATCATCTATCAGAAAGATGGACTTGACATTTATGAAAAGGTTGAAAAAGATCATGCATATTGTATTGTTGCAGATACCGCCAAAGGTGTTGGGGGTGACTATTCAGCATTTGTAATTCTTGACATAACTCAAATGCCATACAAAATGGTAGGCAAATACAGAAATAATCAAATTAGTCCCCTTTTGTATCCATCAGTACTGTATAGAGTCGGTAAAGAATACAATGAAGCATACGTTCTAATTGAAATTAACTCTTCAGAACAAGTTGCAGACATTCTTTATGCTGAATATGAATATGAGAATATTATTTCTGTTAGCAGAACAACTCAGGGGCAAGTTGTCAATGGGGGATTTGGTGGAGGTAAGACACAGTTAGGCGTTATTACTGACAAGAAAGTCAAACGCATTGGATGTTCTAACTTTAAGTCTATGGTTGAAGAGAAAAAACTTCTTATCAATGATGCGGACACAATATCTGAAATTTCAACATTCATCGAAAAGAAAAACAGCTACTCTGCTGACGAAGGATATCACGATGACTTGGTTATGCCTTTAGTGCTATTTTCGTGGTTGACAACAAACTCATACTTTAAAGAATTGACAAACATCAACATCAGAAAAGAGTTGTATGAAGCTAGAATTAAAATGATTGAGGAAGAAATTACTCCTTTCGGATTTATAAATAATGGTGACGAAGAAGATCAATTAGTTGATGCAGGAGGACAAGTTTGGCAAGTAGAGAACTATCACAAATCTGATTTTTTATAAATAAATTAAACAAACCTAACATCATTATAACAAGGAGAATTCAATGGCTATAAGTCTAATTTCACCAGGAATCAAGATTACCGAAACAGATTTGGTGTCTTCCTCACAGTCAGTATCTTCAACATCTGGCGGTTTTTCCGGCCAGTTTCGTTGGGGTCCTATTGATAAAGCAATTCAAGTTACAAACGAAACCGAGTTAGTAAATAAATTTGGTAAACCAAATGCAACTAACATTGTTGACTTTTTGTCAGCATCTAACTTTTTGGGTTACTCTGGTTCGTTGTTCGTTGTTCGTAGCGCAAACACAGCATTGAATGCTACAGCAGAAGCAACAACTGGTTCAGGCACAGCAGGTGCTGGTACATCTATTAAGAATGATGACGTATACATTAATACAGCATCATTTAACGTTGGTCCATGGGCGGCTCGCTATTCTGGCGCATTAGGAAACGCACTTAAAGTTTCTGTTTGCTCAACTTCAGCGGCTTATTCTAACACATTAACTGGAACATTTACTGTAACAGCAGGTTCTACGACAGTTACTGGTTCGGGAAGCCTCGCAAATACACAAATGCAAGTTGGTGATTTTATTGTATTGTCTGGTCGTTCAACTAAAGTTGTTGCGATTGCTAATGCAACATCATTTACATTAGA